TGATGTTGCCCTTCCCGCGACGAGTTCTTTGTGCGATTGCGTTAGCATCACGCTCGATTTGGAACAGAAGTCCTTTGAACTTCTCAACGCTCCAGCGACCATTGGAGTCAACGTCAAGGTCGAATACACCAGCAGTAGCGGTGTTTTGAACAGCACCTTGCTCAGCAACCTTGTAGATAGTACGGATAACTTCGCGGTTAATTTCAGCGAGGATCTCAGTACTTAGGATGTTAGCAAGTTCTGCTTCAGCGTTCAGACCATGAATTGCCTTAAGGTCTTGAGCGAGTTCTAGTGAATACTCAGCCTTCAGGGCGCGTGACTTAGCAGTAACGGTGACTTTCTCGATCGAGAATGCCATCTGGTTGAAGGCATCAGATCCTGTGCCACCCAGATTCTCAGAGTCACCTGTGACCATTCCTTGACCAACGTCATAAGCAATGGAAGAAGCGCTACCAACAGGGTTAAGAACGCCTGGGTTAGTACCCGTTTGAACTGAAGTAGTACCCATACCAGCAACAGCATCAGTCATGCCTGCTGTTAGGTCTCTTCCTGCATCCTGACCGGAGAAGGAAGTATCTGCTTCATTATAGAATGCTTCAGTACCACTCTGGTTGGTGTAGCGTGAACGCATTGCGAAGATTAGTCCAGTAGGACCGCTCATCGGCTGAACACCAGCTAGGTCATAAGCAACCAAATTCGGCATCGAACGACGAATTAGGCTGATTAGAACGGGGTCGAAACCAGCAACTGGACCAGCTGCGGTGGCATCACTACCAAAACCACCACCAGCACCTGCAGCGTTAGCAGAGTTAGTTGGAGTAGCTTCTTGTAGGTTGATACCTGTATTAAATGCTTGTTCCTCTTTGAGGAATCTTTCTTGGTTCTCTAGCAGGACGGCAGTAACCGCTTTACGATGAGGATCTTTGATTTCATCCAGACCTTCATAGTTTAGGAGCGGAGCCCACTTTTCCTGCAACTGTTCTGATTGGAACATTTGCGTTTTACCTTTTACTAAATGTGTTTGTTTGTTTTAATGTTAAATTCAGGATTGCTTAAATGCTGAAAGTGTATTCAGATAGCTAGCCATTGAACTGGATACTGATTCAGCATCCGAGTTGTCTATTCCACCTGAAAGGGTTTCAGATTTAGCCGATGGAGATACGCCTTTGGCGGGGAAATAAGATTCCTTTAGTGTCTCCAGTTTTTCACGATATTCGTCTTCACTTTCAAACTCCACACCTTCAGCAAGTGAGGCGAGCTTCTCTTTCTGCGTAGCGGCAAGGCCATCAGAAACATTTTCGAGAATACCAGTTGCAACCGACTCTCCGAGTCGCTTATTCAATCCGATGTTCTTCTCGATTTGCTCATTGAGCTTGGTTTCCATATCATCAAGTTTTTCTACCATGCTATGTAGGACATCATATTTATCTTCAGGGATTTCTACATAATGTTCTTCAAATAGACCTTTCATTCCCTCAAGGAACGATTCAGTCATTTCTGTTTTAAGTCCTCGCTCGATGGCAAGGGCATTTTCGGTGAACCATTCATCTGCAACGTATTCTAGATAAGAATCAACACGTTCAGAGAGTGCTTCCTTTGCTAGTGCTATTTCTTCAGCAATAGTTTCATTGTGCTGTGCTTGTAGTTCTTCTCTAACTTCAGCAACTTTTGCTTTTAAAGCAGCTTCAAAGATTGTCTTTGCTTTTGCTCTAAATTCTTCGGAGAGTTCTTCACCGCCAAGAAGGGCATTAACATCATCTTCAATGTTAATTTCTTCCTCTTCAATAACTTCCTCTTCGACTACTTCATCGGTAACTTCAGGGGCTTCTTCTAGAGTTTCTTCAGCGTCCATTTCTTCCTCTTCCTTTTGCATTGGCATGGCAGGTTTTGCACCTTTGCGATTGGTGACAACATCACTAACTTTCTTAAGGGTGCCTCCAGCAGGCTTTAATTTTGCTGAATCGTTATCAGGTTTGTAATTTTCAGGTGTAGGACCACCCAAGTCTTCCACATCTGCGCCAGGAAGCTTCTCCATGGGCTGTGCTGGTGCTGCATTAGCATTAACAGCAGTCTTGGATTGCTTTACGTCCTCTTCCATTGCTTGTAATTTAGTGCCACTAGACATTTGAAGTTCTCCGATGTACCTTTAAGTAATTTAATCTATATTTATTTATATTTTGAGAAATTACAATGAATTTAAAAAATCATTGAAAAGACCTAACTTTTGTTCATCAAGTCTTTTTTGGTCAACTAATGTATTAATAGTCTTGTAAGTTTTCTCTGCAAACTTTTCACGCAAAATACCGCCATCCCATACCCAGTCCTTACCTTCCATAATTCCTGATACAAAAGCATCAGGTGCAGAAGGATCAGCAACGATATCAGCAGCAGTTGCTAACATAAAATCTTCACCTACAACACTATAACCCTCTCTTGTTTGCTTAAGAGATCCAACACCTCTTGAAGAAACACCAAGTTTTACTCCTTCCTCAACAAGAGAAGAAGCAATCTTACCCATTGGTGTACCAAGAATTTTAGCCTTACCAATGAAATTAGAACCATTCTCCTTTAAAGAGACAATCTTGTGGGATACCCTATCAAGATTAACAGTTGGACCATCGGGATGACCCAATTCTCCAAGTGCTCTACCTGATTGAATATGATTCTCATTATAACGACCCACTTCCTTACGAAGAGTTTCCATTGGATACATCCGACCATTACGGTTCTTGATGTTACCTTGAAGGAAAACTCCTTCAATATACATCGACTTCTTGCCGTTACGATTTTCGACTAAAAATTCGACTGATTCGATTTCTTCTCTAATCAGTTTCATCAGGCTTCTCCAGTAATTTGTACTTGTTGGGCATAAAGAATTCCACCACTTGCAGTAGCTGCTCTAACAGAAAGATAATTAGATGCTATTGCTCTTGCATCCTTAATGTTAGTAATATCAGCAAATCCAGCACTGGTATCCACATCAATTACCATTCGTGATTGTGCATAACCACCAGGAATACCTTCAGTATTAATTGAAATAATCTTCTTATGTTCAAAGTTATATGTTGTTGGAGTAACTCCTTCTATTGTCACATATTCCCCAGTACCAAATGGACATTGCGTACCCTCAGCAAAATCAACTGCTGTAGTAGTTCCGGTAGTAATCCCAGTTATTCTATTCGATGCCTTAGTTAAAGCAAGTGAAGCTGTACCCCCAGAAGGAACATAATAACTTTGCAAATTTGCAGATGGAGTATTTCCTACTGCCACCAATGCATCTCCACCTACAGCAACTACCCTAATTACATTAGACTGAACTGAAAATGGTTGTGAACTGGCTGCTGTTTCTGCAATTGCTACTGAGGTTCCCACCCCAACCGGACTATGTGCCATTTTATTATTATATCATTTATAATAGTTATTTATAATTTCAATTTTCATCCACAATTTCCTCTTCACTCTCAGCATCAACTTCATCATTACCATTAAAAACCGAATTTGCTACCTGAGGACGAAAAGCATTCACTCTCTCAGCTGATTTTGCATATAACATATCTTTCAACTGATCGCTAATCTGAGATGAGGAACCATCAGCAACAATATTATCCATTAATTCATCCATTTTAATTTCATTAATAAGTGGTCTTTAGTATTTATAAATTAAATTAAATTATACCGCCCTTAGGATTAGACTTTACTATGTTTGCATCTAATTCCACAGTATCAGTATTCGCTTTAGTGGCACTATCTTCTGCTTCTGCTTTACCACCAGAATCACCAAGACCAGCACCCATACCCATTACTTGATCTAGAGGTAATCCTGTTTCGGGATCAACTGGAATAGAAGGATCTGGAATAGTACCATCTTTAATTTCCTTCTTAATAAGTTCATCTTGCTCAATAATCTCTTCATCTGTTTGACGAAGAATTTTGCGGCGTAGATAATCTTGAGAGAAGTATTTTCCAACATGAGGTGCTGCAACTTCAACCATACTCAATCTCTCATTAAGAAGTTCTGCTTCTTTAAGTTCAGCGAAATGATTATCATATAGGAAATCATATTGAATATGCTCTTCCATTATCTCCCAATCTTCGGGAGTAATGATATTTTTAAGAAGCAATTGAGTTCTCAACATATCATTAAACATATAAGAGAATCTCTTTCTCAATCTTGCAACAAACTTACTGAACTTAACTTCATCCCTTAGGATCTCAGAAGATCTCCCCAAGTTAAATCCACCTTCTCCATCCATTCGTGACGGGGGAACATTAAGTGAACGGTAGAGTTTCTTTTTAAAGTATTCAATATCAGTAATTTCTCCAAGGTTTTGGCCTCCTGGCAACGTTGTGATTTCTGTTCCCCGTCCACCTTCTCTTCTTGGGAGCCAAAAATCCTCAAGCATGGACATGTATTTTTTATCATCTCTAATTTCTCCTGTAGAAGCATCATATACTAACTTGTTACGATAACGCATCATAACATCACGAAGATATTGTTCTGCCTTTACCTTGGGAAGATTACCAACATCAATATAGAAAATTCTACGTTCTGGTGCTCTTGATAGTCTATAGATAACAAGACTATCCTCAATCATTCTAAGTTGATTAAGTGACTTAATTGCCTTGTGCAAATAAGAAAGAGTATTTCCTTTATTTCTATCTACAAGACCAGAAGTACAATATGTAATAGAATCTTTAGTAAACTTTATACCACCATGACCACCCATAGATGCTGGGTTATTGGTCGGGTATGTCATCTTAGGATTATAGATGAAATACTCTTCAATCTCAGGGAATGCATAATCCATGGGATTGTCAGTATGCACATTAGAAAGACGTTGTTTGTCTTTAGGGTCTTTCTTTTGCTGACGAACAAAACGCATTTTCATTGCGTCAATATATCTTAACTCCTGAATCCCTTCATGAGGATTCTTTAAATCAATTACTTTATTATAATATAATCTACCATCAATATACCAATTCCTATAGATTTCATGCGATTTTCTGTCAAAATCTAAAAGTTCTAAAATAAACTTAAATTCTTTCCTAATCTTATCTTTTATACCATCACTAGCATTAAGGTTTGAAAGCTCAACTGATACTGGAGTATCATTAGTATCGGATACTACTGCTTCATTTACAATATCTTCAATGGCACTATCACACTCTGGGTGAAGTGCCATTTCTCGATATCTTTTAATTAAATCAAATTCAGTTCTATAAACACCCTCAAGATCAATATAAGATCCAAAAAACCCACTACTTAAATAATGACTAACACCGTCTTCATTATTCGGAGGAACAGGCGAAACTACCCCAGGACTTACTGGGGTATCATCTTCAATCGAAAATCCAAACAGCTTGGCCATAATTTATTATACTAACCGGATACCTTTGTAGTATTTAGGGAATCAAATTAGGCGTTATCTTTGGTATATGCTCCGGGCTCCCAGTACTGAACCTGGAATTCCACTGTATACTCTTCAATTGCATCTGAACTATCATAAGAAAGATCAATTGCAGAAATACTTGTTGGAAAAATATCAAAGAAAGTGTAAGTTTTTAATGGAGTAATTGAACTTCCACTGAGAGCATCACTATTACTCGTAGATCCCAATCCCTTATCAGCACCTCGTCCAAGCTGATGAACAAGTGCATAAGTCATATAAGAAGATGGATTAGTTGCACCAGTAGCATTACTATTTTTACTCATACCCTCTATCCACTTTTCAAATGCATCACGAATTAAGAAATTCTCATCATTAATAATAGTTGTTGACCAGACCTCATAAGTTCTGTCTCCAGCAACTTTTAAAATACGACCTCTGAAAGGGATGTCAATTGGGGCAATATTGGAAGCAGGCAAAGACGCTGCTTTACATAAAAACTTAAAGCTATCTGCTTCTTGATTTTCTCCGGTTCTCCAGGTATTATTACCGGCAGCTTCTGGAAACGAGGGAATTTCTACCTCGAATAAATTGGGTCTTGCACCGCCTCCGGCAAGTTTTGATTTGAAAGCGGTGATTGTTCTAAGCGTTGACATTTAATGGTTCCTCCTATGTAAGTTATATTGAATTAAATGAATTAAGTGTTACCAGCTACT